GCATACTGGAAGATAAGACGACCAAAGTAACCATGAGCAGCTACAATGTTGTATGTTTCTTCTTCTTGTCCGAACTTGTAACCGTAGTTCTGAGACTCCTGCTCTGTAGTTTCTCTGATTAGAGATGATGTAACTAAAGAACCGTGCATTGCACTAAAGAGTGATCCCCCAAACATTCCTGCTACTCCTGCCATGTGGAAAGGGTGCATTAGAATGTTATGCTCTGCTTGGAACACGAACATGAAGTTAAAAGTACCTGAGATACCAAGTGGCATTCCGTCTGAGAAAGATCCCTGACCGAAAGGATACACTAGGAACACAGCAAATGCTGCTGATACAGGTGCTGAATATGCTACACATATCCATGGTCTCATACCTAGTCTGTATGATAATTCCCACTGTCTTCCCATGTATGCTGAGATACCGATTAGGAAGTGGAAGATTACCAACTGGTAAGGACCACCATTGTATAACCATTCGTCTACTGTTGCTGCTTCCCAGATTGGGTAGAAGTGTAGACCTATAGCGTTTGAAGATGGAACTACAGCACCAGAGATGATGTTGTTACCATATAAGAAAGAACCCGCTACTGGTTCTCTGATTCCGTCGATATCGACAGGAGGTGCTGCAATGAATGCAACGATGAAGCATGCTGCTGCAGTGAGCAAGCATGGAATCATGAGTACACCGAACCAACCAACATAAATTCTGTTGTTAGTTGATGTTACCCATTCGCAGAATTCAGGCCAACCTTGTAGAAGACCGCTTTGTCTGCGTGTAATGTTTGAAGTTGTCATTAGTAGGACGTTTTTAAGTAGGGCATCAAGGGTTAGATGCGAAACTTATTTCCAGAAATCCCTTCACTTCTGGATATGAGAGACGTAATTTATCCTCCCTTAGGTCTCGGTTAGCGGGAGCACATATATGATGAACAAAGCATCACCTTTCGTTATTTATCTTAACACAACTTTACAATATTTGTCAACTTTTATTTTTGCAACTTCTCTAATACTGTTGATGCTTGCATTGATGCAACATCATTTAAACCATTTGCATCAAACCAAGGTGCTGTCTCCCAGTCAAATCCTTCTCCGAATGTATTGTCTGCATTTGCCACATACCAATGACAAGACGCATCTGGAATATCAACTGCACATACCGCCCAGTCATCTGTCCATTGTGGAACTTGAACCCAGATAACAGGTTCTGTTTCATATGCGTGAGCCATTACAGGAAATGCAAAAGACAATGAAATGAAAGATACAAATGCCCAGAAGATTGTGGGTATGTATTTGACACTCATCGGTCTTTTATATACTTCCATAACGTCGTGGTAAGATTGTGACATAAAATCGCTCATCAGATTAGTCCTGCCATTCCTGCTGCTGTACCTATAATTATAAAAAAACCAAATTCGTATAGCGGATAGAACGGACTATAAAATATTTTCTTCATGCGAAAGCGATGTTACCTACACCTGATACGATGTAAAGTGCAACTACTGATGTAAATAAAATGTGATACATTATGCTCCTTGATAAACTGGGGTCATTACACCACCACCTTCATCATCGTCGTCGTCATCAGAACTAAACAATAGATTGATGAAGACTAAGATT